ACCAGAGCGCATCATCGCCAAGCGACTGATCACCGAAAAGCTGTTCCAAGCGCGAAGAGTGCTGAGAGGCACCGAGCCACTAGTCAAAGAGACGCTGCCACAGAACTTAAAGAGACGAATGACAACCCTGCTGATGGGCATCGACAACATGATTTACGACGTGGAAAACTGGCCCGCCAGCAACGAGGAGCGCGACAGAGCCAAGCTCGACGAAGCCGCCAGGAACGCGCTACGTAATCGGACACTTGACAAGAACAACTGATCTGTCCATTATCTGAAACATGCCAGAACTGCATCGCGCAGACATGACTCTGCAACCAGCCAGCGACTCAGGCGAGCGTTTCACATTCCTCGTCAACTCCGGCAATATCATGCGCTCCAAGCGCCGCCTGAGTCTCACCGGCTGGCAGCTCGACGCCTACCACGCCAACCCAGTGGTGCTGCTCAATCACGCCATCATGGAACCGCCCATCGGCTCCGCCCGCGCCTGGACTGACAGCAACGGACTCCAGGCCGAGGTCACCTTCGCCGACACGCCCCGCGCCCAGGAGATCGCCCAGCTGGTGCGCACCGGCTTCATACGCAGCGCGTCCGCCGGTTGGCTCACCCCGCCCGACCAGATGGCCCTCATCCGCGAGAACGGGAAGGTCACCGGCATCCAGTACAACCGCCAGGAGCTGGTCGAGATCTCCATCGTCACAGTCCCCGACGACGCGGGCGCACTGCTCGCCGCAAGCTTCGAGACTATGAACGTCATCGAGGAGCTTCGCGCGTACGTCGCCCTCGCCATAGACGCAATCAACAACTGAGGAGTCCCACCCAATGGTTAGCAGTCTCGAACGCGCAGCCCTGGACGAACTCAAGGCCGAACTCGCAGGCATCAACACTGCGGTCGCAACGAAGATAGCCGCAGGCATCGCCCCCGTAGAGGAGGAGATCGCCCGCATGTCAGCCGGTCTCATGGCTCAGGAAAAGCGGCTTCGCGACGTGCGCCGAGCCAACCTGGTCACAGACCCAGCCCGCAAGGGCATCGTGCAGGATGGCCGGTACACCGGCATGGACTCGCTGGACCTGCTCATGATGCAGTCCGCCGCGCGATCCGAACTACAGAGAGACGGCATCGAACCCAGACAGCGCGCCCACGTCGAGCAGTGGCTGGAGCACCTCAAGGCCGCCCTCGACTCCGTGACGGTAGGCGCAGGCGACGAGCTGGTGCCAACCAACGAGTCCAGCGAGCTTTGGATGGACGTAAACCTCCTGTCCGCCATCGCGCCCCTGTTCCGTCAATTCGACATGCCCACCAACCCCTGGGACTTGCCGACGCAGCTTGGCGATGTGAATTTCTACCCAGGAGTCGCCAACATCGCAGGAACACCAACCGACCCCACCACCGCCAAGGCCACGCTCACCGCCTTCGAGGAAGTCGGCGTGTTGTCGCTCGCCTACGACCTGGACGAGGACAGCGCCATCGCCATTCAGCCCGCGCTGCGTGAGGGACTGACCCGCAACATGGCCGAGATCGTTGACGACATCCTGCTCAACGCCGACACCACAGCCGCCAACGGGATCAACAGCGACGGCGCGACGATCACGACCGGCGACGCTGGCAAGGGCCAATGGCTGCACGGGTTCGACGGACTCCGACACCTGCCGCTGATCGACAACACCAACCAGGCCAACGACCACAACGCCGCGGTCAGCGATGACATGTTCAACGAGATCAGATCGAAGCTCGGAAAGTACGGAGTACGACCATCCGAGCAGGCCTTCATCACCGACGTGAACACCTTCATCCGCAGCCAGTCAGTGACCACGCTGCGCACACTGGACGTGCTTGGCCCCGCCGCCACGATCCTCACCGGACAGCTGGGCAGCGTCGAAGGAATCCCGATCATCGTCAGCGAGAAGATGAAGCTGACCGCGAGCGATGGAAAGGTGACAGACGGCACAGCTGGCACGGTGGGAAGTCTGCTGATCGTGAACCGCTCACAGTGGTACACCGGCTTCCAGCGGCATCAGATGATCGAAGTCGAGCGCGACATAATCAAGCGCCAGCACACCATGGTCGCTTCGTTCCGGCTCGCCATGACCCAGCGGGCAGCGTCCCGCGCCACCGCGACGCACACCGCCTTGCAGTACAACATCACAGGCGTCGCCTAACCAACAACCGATCTCCCAGCGGGCGGGCCTTCCCACCCATTCCCCCCGCCCGATCGCAGCGCGGTGCGATGAGCAAGCCGGCCGGTCCGCGCAACCGACCGGCGCCAACAACCGAAGGAGTCTCACATGCCCGAGCGTTACGTTGAAGCTGGCGACCCCACCGCGATAATCGTCGACGCGGCTATCCCGCCAAAGTCCACACAGTACAAGGTCAACTTCCCAGTCGTGCTGCGCGTCAGCCTGGACGCGCTCAAGTCACAGAACGACATCGTCAGCGTCGAGAACCCCTTCGGCCACACCACCTTCATCATCGACGCCATAATCGACGTGAAGGTCATCGGAACCGACGCCTCCGCCGTGGTAGACGTGGACATCACCACAAGCGACAGCGCAACCGGCGATGACATCTTCGACGGCATCGACATCACCGCACTGACCAAGGTCTCCATGAGCGAGGCCGGAGCAGGAACCAACGCCGAACACACCGGCCAGAAGTGGGACAAGGTCGGCGGCACCAACGCATTCGTCAACGCCAAGCTGCTTGCTGCCAACGGCACTGCCTTCGAGGGAGACCTGTACCTGGTCTGCGTTCCCTGCAACGACTAGGAGAGATCGATGGCAGGCGGCACGATAAAGCGCTCGTTCATCACGCCCAGGCCGGGAAGGCGATCCGACATCTGCGACATCAACCAGGCGGCGGGATGGCGGCGCGTCGAAGACCCGTACCCCAGCGGCCACATGAACCCGCCGTTTCACCCGAGATGCCGATGCTGGCAGGAGGTTAACTGATGGCAGCTTCCGAGACGCCCTGGTCAATCAGCGCCGAGAAGACCGTCACCGCCGCCGAGACTGCGGAGGCGCTGGTGTCCGCCACCCAGAAGGTCTACTCCGTCACAGTCATCGCCAAGGCAGACAACACCGGCCAGGTCTACCTCGGCGGATCCGACGTGGCAAGCACAACCAACGACGGCCTCGACTCCGGCGACAGCATCACGTTCAGCGTCGACCCGCGAAGCCCGGCCATGGACCTGGCCGACTTCTTCATCGATGTCGACACGTCCGGCGAGGGAGTCGACTTCTACGCGGTGAAGGCATGACCGCCCAGGCGCTCTGGACGCCCACACGCGGCCCCAAGACCATCATGGTCAGCCAGCGCGCCGGAACGCAGACCGTCAACAACTCCGAGACGCTGGTAGCTCACACGGAGCTACTCTTTCCGGTCGGCGCAGACGAGCAATGGGGCATGAATTTCTACCTGCGCAAGCTGTCCACAGTCGCCACCATCAAGTTCCAGTTCTCTATACCCAGCGGCGGCACATTTCGCTACGTCCGCACCAACACCGCCCCGGGCAACGAGACCGACCACGAGACCAACGACACCATCAGCTCAGACGCCGCCATCGAGTCAGCGTCATACATAGGACTTTACGTCGGCGGAGGAACCGCAGGCACCATCAACCTGACTTTCGCGCAGAACGCAGCCGATCTCAGCAACACCAGCGTCGTAGTCGGCTCGTACATCCTTGCCACCAAACTGAAGTGAGGACCCCATGACCACCGAGCCAGACGAGATCAAGGTCGTCTACTTCACCGAAGCCGAACGCGAAGCCGCCCTCACCCTGCACCAGGCGGACGGCTACGAGCTGCGCCACGACGACCGCGCCCGCAACGGCGAACGAATCCTCACCTTCCGCAGGCCAGCCCCGCGCGGAGAGCCGACGCCCGACGAGATCGAGTTCACCCGCGTCCAGGCCCTCATCGCCGCGCTCGATGGACGAAACCTGACGCTGGCCGAGGTCAACGAGGTGCTGCGCTACACCCTCAAACGTGTTGTCTCTTGACCACGCCCAGGCGGATCACCATGCCGTTCGCCACCTGGCAGGAACTGGTCGCCGAGGTGACCACGCTCCGGCGCGACGTTGACCGACTCACGGTGTACAACAAGATCACCGTAGCCCTCGGCGGAAGCACGCTGACCGTGCTGCTCATACTCGCCGCCGCGCTCGTCAGGCAGGCGCTGGGTTGACCACACGCGCACGTCGCCAGCAGCCCGACATCGAACCCCGCGCCAGACCCAGCGCAGCCCGCACGCGCTACAAGCCCTCGGTGCGCTCTCGAACGGCCCGCGACGAGCTGCGTACCCCGCTCAGACCCGACTTCCAGCGTGAGCTTTCCGACACAATTCGACTAGGCATCGAAGTCGAAGCTCCCGGAACCAACAAGATTGGCCCCCTGTCAATCGCAGCCGACGACACCAAAATACGCCTCATAAAATTCACCGTCGTAAACCACACCAGCGACGGCGCAAGAAACGTCGAGATATTCTTCGACGACGGAAACCGGACCAACATCTTCGACACACTCGCCTGGTTCACCAACGTAGACATCCTTCAGGTGCCAGACGGAGGAGCTGCCTCGACCCAAACATGGGCCAGGGGCACAGGTCCGGTCGGCGCCCTGAATTCCGGACTGTCATGGCGCTTTCAAACTGCGCCCACAACCAACACGTACTTCGTGTTCCTCGAATTCACGACGGAGCGTTAGATGCCGCCTCTACCCGCATACCGTTCACTGTTCACAGACCTGACACGTTTCAGCAGCGACTACGCGCTCGATGCGGGAACCACGGCAGCAGAGAATTGGGAGCTGCTGCTAGACATCTCAGAGCAGATCGAGAACCTGGTCAACCAGCTCATCGTGCCTATCACCCGCACGCTGACCTTCGACCTGCCCGAGGCGAGGAAGCGCGTCAACATCCCGAACCTGATCGCCGTCACCAGCGTCAAGACCGACGACGACCAGGACGGCACATACGAGACGACATGGGCGGCAGATGACTACCTACTCGGCCCCAACGACGCCGCACCCACCATGCCCTGGGGCAGGCCGTATACGAACATCAAGGTCAGCCACAAGACCGGCACGACGAAGGCGACGTTTCCCGCTGGCGAGGATGTGCTGGAGATCGCAGGCATCTGGGGTTACAGGCAGTACGCCGAGCTATCGGGAAGCCTGCTAACCGCCGAGGTCGACGCCACGACGACCACGTGGCCGGTCGACGATGGTACGGACTTCGCCGAGGGCATGACCCTGATGATCGAGGACGAGCAGGCGTTGCTCACCGACATCAGCACCAACAACCTGACGGTGCGACGCGCCCTGAACGGCACCACCGGCGCGGTCCACGTCAACGATTCGCCGGTCGAGATCATGCGATGGCCCGCGCCCATCGAGCGAGCCACGCTGATTCAGGCCGCCCGCATCGCCGCACGAGCGCCGTTCTTCGAGCCGTTCTTCGTCGACTCCGAGATGGACACCGATATCCGCCTGCTGCTGGCAGCGTACCAGCGCATCGAGGTTTAGCATGCCCTTCCCCGACTGGCTGACGAAGCTGTTCACGGCAGGAGCCGCCGCCGACGCCGACCGCATGCCTCACCAACGACACTACGGCGTCGGCCAGGAGTGGCGTCCCCGCGAGTACCTGAACTACTACCCGACCAGCGAGAACATCTTCGCCGCCGTCAACATACGAGCCAACGCGCTGGGCCGCGCCCACTTCATCGCCAACACAATGGGAGAGAACGGACGCCCCGTGCCCCTCTCTTCCACCCACCCGGCGCAGCGCCTGCTGAACAAGCCCAACCCCTGGATGACCAGCGTGTTCATGAAGCGCCTGATGGAGATTCACCTGTGCATGCAGGGAGCCGCCTACTGGAACATCGAGATCAGCGACGCGGGCGAGTTCGAGCTATGGCCCATCCCACGACCCGACCGCATGCGTGAGCTGCCCGGCGAAGGAAGCGAGTACGTAAAAGGATACGTGTACGAGGGCGCTCACCGCGATCGAGCGTTCTTGCCGGAGGAGATCGTCGCCTTCAAGTACCCCAACCCCATCGAGCAACGGGCAGGCCAGGCCCCCATCGCGCCCCTTCGCCTGACCGACGACATGGGACAGGCCGCGCGAAAGTACAACCGGCAGGTATTCGCCAACGGAGGAGTACCAGACTTCGTGATCTTCGCCGACGAGCAGGTAAGCGATCAGCAGGCCAAGGACTTCTATGCGCGATGGGACGAGCGATACGGGGGCCAGAACAACGCACACAGGCCCGCAATAATGGGAGGCGGACGCGACATCAAGCCGCTGGCATTCAATCAGCGTGAGGCGGAGTTCATCGAGGGGTTGCAGTGGACTGTCGAAGCCACAGCCCGCGTGATGCAGGTACCACAGCCGATGTTGGGGAGCCTCAGAGAGGCCACGCTAGCCAACGTCGAGGCGCTGGAGCGAATATTCTGGCGTCAGACGATGCAGCCTGAGTGTCACTTCATCGCGGCCCATTTGCAGGAAGACCTGATGCCCCGCATCGCCCAGGACGGCGTGATCGTGACGTGCGACTTCGGCGACATCGACGTTCTGCAGGAGAGCGAGGACCTTCGAGTGCAGCGCGAGACCGCACACCTCAACGCCAACGTGGTGACGATCAACGAGGTGCGAGCCAGCCGCAACATGCCGCCCGTGCCCTGGGGCGACGAGCCGCTGCGAAGGCCCGGCGACAATGACCAGCGCGACGAGCCGCCTAGGTCCAGAAGCGAAGGCCAGTCCGGCCTTCTTGAGTATGGAGCGCATACCGAAGCGCATCCATCAAATGGTCGTATTCCTTCACAGGCTCGTCAGTGAAACCCGCGTCCTGCTTCTTCCAGGCGTAGCTGCTCAGCTCGTCGATCCCGTTCACACACGTGCGGAAGATCTTCAACCGCCCCGCCGCCATCATCGCGTACACCGTGTCGATCCCCGCCTGCACGTCGTTCACCGCACCGGTCACCGTCATGCGACGACGACGAAGCTCCGCGATCTGCTGCTCTGCGGACGGGTCAGCGAACCACTGCCAGGAACCCCCGCCCTTCGCAGTCAGCTGCGCCGCGTGCCGGTCCAGCGTCTGCTCACGGACGTAGTGTTCGTCATACCAGTAGTAGACCCCGTCACCGTCCTTCGCCAGGAACACGCCCGCGGTGGGATTGTTAAAGCCGAAGTCCAGCCCGCCCGACCGCTCCCACTCGATCGGGATGTCGAACGGGTCGACCAGGTGCTTCGTCTCATCGAAGCAGTCGTAGATCATGCCCTCCGGACGCCCGAAGTCTCCCTCGTACAGCATGCGAAACCGAGCAGGCGACATCGTGCGCTTCGCCCGGTCATACATCGCGCGAGGATAGAGCGGGTTTGCCAGCGAGGAGAACTTGATCACGTTGTAGTCAGGATCCCCGGCCACCCACTTGTCATAAACCTGAGTTTTCAGCCAGCCCATGTTATAGGGCGTCGTGGTGATGAGAATCTTGCCATCGTAGAAGCCGCAGCGCTGCAATGCAGTGGCGAAGGCCTCATACTTCATCAAGCCAGCCTCATCGAGCCAGACGCCGCCAAGCTGCGCGCCCTGTATGGACGATGGGCGCTCACCGGTCGCGAACACGACGGTGCCGAGCTTGCTGCGGATGATGCCTTTCGACCTGAGAAAGACGAGTTGAGGATCGAAGCGCGAGAGGAAGTCAGGCAGCGTATACTTTCCTGGCGATGGCGTCAGCAGGATCCGATCGATCATGTCAGAGGTTGGTTCGGCGACGACCCAGATCTGACCAGGCCGATCGACCATCCAGTGCAGCAGCTTGACGTACCCGCCTACTGTCTTACCGCCGCCTGTGCCCGCGATGGCCGCTGTACAGAAAGACTCGGATTTGAGGATGGCGTATTGACCGGCGTGGCAGTTTACTCTGCCAGTGAGCGATTTCGTGAGAGTTGGCAAGAACGACCTCCAAGGAGCTACGATGCGCGAACACACGATGACCACACCACGACCCCCAACCCGACGCCCACCAGCTCCGCCCCCGCCACTTCCCCCAGCCGCCCACCGACCCCGCCCACGCCCGCACCCAACCCCACCGCCCGCTCCTGTATGAATCGTGTTCCCCTGTAACAGTGAAAACTGTCCATTGGCAGAGCGAAGAAAGCTGCCGCTCTCATAGACCACAAAGGTCGTCGTGTGCGAAGCGTCGCTCCGGCGTGCTTCGCCGCCTTCGCGCGCTGGCGGCTGCCCGCCGCTACGCGCCCCACCCCGCCCCGCCATCCCCATCCCCCGCCCAAAAACGCCCTGAACCACCCATCCCCACCCCACCCCCGCCGCCCCCCCATCCCCCTCTTCCCCTCCCGCGTCGTGGCGTTTTCGGGCGGGGTCGGGGGGCGGGGTTGCGCCGTCTCCTAAATCAAGAAAGCTGGAAAGCCGGAAGTGGAAAGGGCGTAAACAACCACACTACACACCACTCTCTACAAAGCTGATGAACCCGCCTTCGGCGGTCTCACCCTCACCAAGCAAACGAATGTCGATCTGACCCACGCTCTCACTCTCAGCGTCACGAGCCGCTCCCACAACCCCACCCTGACGATCGTAACGCTCCAGCAGGAATGTGATGAGACGGACGTGCGGCTTCTCGCCGACCGCCGCGCCTTCTCCCATCGCAAGCTCGAACGCCCGACGCTCGAGCTCCCGCTTCGGCCCTTCCTCTGCCAACAGCCAGGCTTCCTCGAACGCCTCGTCCTCTGCCCACTGGTATGCGGTGGAGCGAGCGATCCCCGCATAGTGGCACGCTTCGACCACCGATGAACCCCGCACGATGGCTTCGAGGAAGAGAGCCTGTTTCCGCTTCGTGCCGCGCTGCCTAACCATCCAACCGCATCAGCTCCCGCCACGAGTACAGAGCGAGGAAAACCCCACCAACCACCAACCCGAAACGAGGGTCTATGAACCAGCAACCAGCAACGGCGGCGGACAGACCCAGAGCGAACAAGATTTCCAATAACACGATACGCATGACTTCACCCATTCCGATAATGCTCACCCGTCCGAACTGTCCGATTACTCACAATAGCACAGAGGTTCTGGAAGTCAACCATGCGACGCAGAGCGTTAAGACGAACCACGCGGGCCGCCCGCGCCCACAACAAAAATGAACAGAATGTGCGCGCGGGCGGCCCGCTCTCATGCAAATGGGACGAAGAACTGGAGGCCCCGCGTCTTCTGGGGGACCAGAAAACGCTCTTTTGCATCAGCAAACCCACTCTGCGAGCGCCGCAGCCACCAAAAAGGTAGTGAAGTGGCTGCTAACGGCTGGCACAAACGAACCCCGTTGTCTGCGCCCACCAAAAATGAAGTGAAGTGGGCGCAGACAACTCTTCTGCAAGTGCCGTGCCCGCGCTCAAAAATGAAGTGAACACGCGGGCACTATCGGCTGGCAAAGAACGAACCGCATCGGCGGGCGAAACGGCTGGCACAAACGAACCCCGTTGTCTGCGCCCACC